TTGAAGTAAGATTAGCTTGAGGTAATGGTGGTTTCTGTTGGTTGTTACTGTTATTATTATTTGTGTTCTTTTGACTTGTGTTGTCTGTATTATTTGTTGGCATAAAATTACACCTCCTTATCACCAGGTATAACCGCAATTACTGCACTTGAATGTTTTATTAATTTTCTTACTAAAGATACCAAATGCAGCTATTGAAGCTCCACGTTCTATTCCACCCATCTTTTTAATGTTTGTACTACCGCATGTTGGGCACTTAGGTTTATTTAATAGTTCTTGTGCTTGGGCGTTGGCTTGGGCGATTTAGATATACGTACCAGGAAATTCTTTTATTAACACCTTAAAATCATTATTAGGATATTTTTCATAAAATTTCTTAAACAACAATTTTTCTAACGAGGGTAATTTATCAAATTCCTTATTTTTAATAGAATTTTCTATACTTGATAAACATGGATAAAAATCTATGTAATTTTGTTGAGTTATATTAGGAATTCGTTTAATGGAAAATTTTGAGCAAAAATTTTGCTTACCTAAATAATACATTGTATTCGCTTCAAATTTTTTAAAATAAGTATAATACTTTTCACACGATAAATCTAAGTATGCGTCAACTGTTTTATTTATTATAACAAGTGCATCTGATATAGGTTTTATATAATCATTTTCAATTAATGTTATGCCTTCTTCCGTTGCTACATAAGTTTTATCCAAGTTAATTTTATGAAGAGTATGGATATTTTTAAATCCGATATTACATGCTAACTCAATTTGAGATGCGTGATATTCCGAATATGTAGATAATATCTTATAAAGTTCATCTTCATTATATTTTGTTGAAAGATATAGATAATCTAATATATGCGTAAATTCATGAAATAATTTTGATTTCTGAAATCTTTTAGGATATATAAATAACTTTGGAGAACAATATATATTAACTTTTTCAGATGTTATTTCATCAGCGTTTACATATGCAAATGTCGGTAACATATTATCAGTTTCTATTATTGGAATTAATTTAGGTAATGTTTGACCTTGTAAATCCATAAATAATTTATATTCTTCGTAATTATTAAGTATTTTATTTATCATAAATAAATGTCTCCTATGGCAAGAAAAGAGGTAAAATGAACAATAAGTTATTAAAAACTCAACTTAATATTAATAAAATTATCAAAACTTCCAAACTTCCTTTTGTTAAAGAAGATGAATGTGAAATAGAAAAAATGAAAGAAAAATTATCAATACAACTTAAAGAAGCTTTAAAGGTATTCATAGCAGTGAATAAAATATAAAAAAGAATACAATAAATATAATAATAGAAAATAATATTAGTTTTTTACCCAATTCTTCATTGTCTTTTGATATATATACTATTCCAAGTATTATTCCAACAATAGGCAAAAGGAAACTGATAATATATAAAAAAATATTTGAATTCTTTTCAGATACATCTTCATTATTAAAATAATCTTCTCTTTTAAATATATATCCGCAGTATTCACATTTAACATTTGATGATTTATTTATTCCGTCACATTTAGGACATTTAAATTCCAATGGACGATTTTTAACTTCTTCTATATATTCCTCTTCTTTGTATTTTATATCTAATTCTTTTTTTCGTTGTTCTAACATTGCAATTTCTTTTGATGTGTATAAATTTTTTTCATTTAATAAAATATAATAAACTTCGTGTATATTTAATTCTTTTATTTCTTTTTCAGTCATATAGCATACCTTTATATTTTTTTCTTATTATAGTTCGTTTCATTTTGAAAGTCAATTATGCAATTGAAGACTATTGGAGAGTCATTAAATGAAGCAAGTGCTATTAAAGAAGTACTTTCAAAATATAATAGCGATATTTCTGAAGGAAAAAACCAGTATCTAATTATACAAGAACTTAAAAAAGCAACTAAAGATTATACAACCGAAGCCACAAAAAGGGCTATTGTCGAAACTACCCTTAATGAAAAACAAATTAATCAAATTCTTTCATCAAAGGGACTAAAAGGTGAGATTCTAGAAACTACAACTGCTGAATTAGCAAATATAACAGCTACAAACTCATTAACAGTAGCTGAAAGTGGAATGACAACGGTAACTATCAGTCTGAAAAAAGCTTTTAAGGGACTATGGACTACAATAGGTGGTTTTGTTGCTGCACATCCTATTTTGGCTATAACCGCAGGTATAAGTGCAGGTATTGCCGCTTTTATAAAAATATCAGATATGATAATCACTACTTATAATGAAGCAAGTGAGAAATTAGATGATTGTCGTAATAAATTAAATGATGCTTCTTCTGATGTAGAAAATGCAAAAAGTAAATTAGATTCAATTAATGAATCTATAAAAGAAATTCAGGACAAAGGTACTTTATCTCTTACTGACCAAGAGGATTTAGACCGTTTAAAAAAAGAAAAAGAAGAACTTGAACGAACTTTAGAAATTTACAAAGAAAAAGAACGTTATGCAAAAAAAGACACAGAAGATTCTGCTGTAAAAAAATTGACAGACAGTAAGTATACATCAAAAAATGATATGTATTCTTATAAAACAGATGAAAATGGTGATATAAAGCAGACAAATTTAGGTCTTGTAACATATGATAGTGTTATTGATTATTATCAAGCTCTTAAAATACAATACGAAGAACAACAGAAGTATCTCGATTGGATTAATGATAATCATCCAGATTGGTCTGGTACAGTTATTGATAGAGTAAAAAATAGTTTGTCAGCAACCAAAGAGGAAATGGCTAATATTCTTGTAGATATAAATGATAGTTCAGATAGTTTATATGGAGTAACTGATAATGGTAAAAAGTTAAAGAATACAATATCTGATATGAATTTAGAATTTGAAATATTCAGATATAAAATAGGAGAAACATCTTTTGATGATTTAACAAATTCAGCCAAAAAATTAGTTGCCGCTTTAAGATTGGAAGATAATAATTCCAAAAATCAAATCATGGATTATTTGAATTCTTTATCAGATGAAGATTTTTCGTTATTGGTTAAATCCAATGTGACTTTTGATAAAAACACTACAGTCGAAAGTCTTAAAGAAACTATTAAAGCTGCTCAAGAGGAAGCTAACAAAAGTTCGGTAGATTTATCTGTTAAAACATTTGATCCTACTTCCCTTCTTGAAGAATCAGATGATAAGACTAAGACAGCAACCTTAGCAGACCTTCAGTCAGAAGCGGATTTGTTATCTTCTATTCAGAAAGAAATGTCTGAAACAGGTCGTATCGGTGTTGATTCAATGCAGAAAATTATCAAGCAGTATCCAGAAGCAAAAGACGCTTTAGGTCAGTATATGCTTGGTATTATCTCACAGGAAGAGTTGTTTGACCAGTTACAGGGTGTGTATGAGGATGATAAAAATGCTTATATTTACTCACTTGTTGAGAAGTCTAAGTATGATGGTACATTCTATTCTAACCTTGTAAACACAAATAATGATTTCTTTGCAGGCTTATCTGAAGCGTATGGCGAAGATTTCAGTAACTATAAAAATCTCGCACAGGCTAAACAGAAGATTGATGATCAGCTTATTAAATATCTTTCTGGTATGTGGGGTAAATTCTATCAGACTACAATAGATACAGCAACAGGGTTAATGTCATTAACTTCAAAAGCTACTTCTATGGATGATGATATGGATTTAGGTTTATATTTGTATGATAATGGTGCAGATGAAGAGACAAATGCCATTGCTGAAATGCAGAAAATGGTTGATGATTACAATGCTTTACAGAATATATCATTTGAGTCTGCTTTTAATGGTATTGATTTGTCATGGCAAGGTTTTTCAGGTGACAATTCATCATCTTCCAACGATTCATCATCTTCTCAAACAGCCGAAAAACTCAACTGGATTGAACGCTTAATCAATAAGATTTCTACAGCATATTCACGTCTAAAGAATGTTGTATCAGATACAACAACTACATGGCTCAATCGTAATAACGCATTGTCAGATTCTATGAGTACACTTGCAGATGAGATAAATGCACAGTCAGATGCTTATGAGTATTACATGAACGCATTTAATTCTTATGGTCTTGATGATTATTATAAGAATCAGATTGCAGATGGTTCTATAAGCATTGATGTTATTTATGATGATGACTTGAAGGATGCAATTTCTGATTGTCAGGATTTCTATGATAAAGCACAGGACGCTAAAACTGCTGTTCAGGAACTTAATATTGAGTTAAAAGGGCTTGCTAAGAGTAGGTTCGATAATGTAGCTTCTGAATTCGAAAAGAAGATCTCATATTTCAAAGATTATTCAGACCAACTTCAGAAGGAAATGGATATTATTACTACTAAGGGTTGGTTCTCTTCTACTTCTATCAATGAAAGCTTAAAAAAAGTCGAACAGGATAATCTTGACAGGCTTAAACAGGAAAGAAATGCTTTAATGAATGCCTTAAATTCCGCTGTTAGTTCTGGTAAAATCGAAAAATATAGTGAGGATTGGTATGATATGCAATCTTCTATTGACTCTGTTACATCTTCTATTCTTGATGCTGAGAAGGCTCTTATTGAGTATGATAACGCTATCAGACAGATTAAGTGGGATGCATTTGATAGAACAAGAGATGATGTAGAGAATCTTATTAGTGAAACTGAATTTCTTGTAGAATTATTAAAAGATAAAGGAATTACTGACGACAATGGTAATACTACTGCTGAAGGTAAGGCTGCACAGGCGTTACTTGTTCAGAAGTATCAGTTATATCTAAATCAGGCTCAAAAATATAAAGATGAAATTCTTAAAATTGATGAGGAACTTGCCAATAATCCTTATGATAAGGAATTGTTAGATAGAAAACAAGACCTTATTGATAAGCAGCAAGAAGCTATCAAATCAAGTATTTCTGAAAAAGATGCTATTAAGGATCTGGTCAACGATGGATATAATGATTTATTGAATGCTTTACAAAAAGTTATTGACAAACAAAAAGAGAGTTTATCCGCTGAGAAGTCATTACATGATTACCAAAAGACAGTTGCTGAACAAGCTAATACAGTTGCTCAGTTACAGAAACGATTATTAGCTTTACAAGGGGATAATTCTGAAAGTGGTCAGTCTAAAAAACAATCCATAAGTTCAGAACTTAAAGATGCACAAGACCAGTTGGAAGAAACAGAGTATGAACAGTACATTGAAGACCAAACTAAGATGCTAGACGACTTAGCAAGTCAAGCTGAAGAATGGGTAAATGCTCGTTTAGATGACCTTAATGGTCTTATTCAACAGATTATTGATGATAGTAATACTCATAGCGGAGAAATTAAAGATACTATCACTAATACTGCTAATGAATTTGGTATAAATCTTAGCGATGGTATGAAGAGTATTTGGGAGACAAATACAAATAATATTAATAATAATATTACTTCTGTATTTAATAATTTTGGAACAAAATTTGATAATACAATGACAACACTTAATAATGTTGTTAGTGGTATTGAAGATAAAGTTCAAGAAATGCTTCGCCTTGCTAACGAAGAAGCTGCACAAAGACAAGCCGAATTAGAAGAACAGAGAAGACAACAGGAAGCTGCTGAATCTAACTCATCTTCATCAGGTGATTATAGTGAACCTGATTATGATTGGGATGATATTGGCGGCGGAGATAGTGATTCTTCTAGTGGTGGAGATGGCGTTGATTGGATATACTCTCCTGACTATTTCCCAAAAGATCAATTGAATGTAAATACTAGTATAGTAGACAGGTTGAAAAGTCTTGACTATGATTCTTCCTTTGGTGCTAGAGCTATGTATTTTGAACAAATGGGACTCGGTAATGACTACACGGGTAGTTATGATGATAATGTTGCAATGTTAGACTGGATGAAATCTCACGGATATCGTAAAGGAACTAGATCAGCAACAAGTGGAGTTCATATTTACGGTGAAGATAATCCAGGTTCAGAGGTACTTGTTACTAAATATGGAGTACTTCGTCAGTTTGATTCAGGTGATACAGTATTTAACAAAGACCAAGTTGAAAAACTTTGGGATCTTTCTAAGGGTATCACTACACCAAACATGTATATGGATAACTTAGGTGCTAAGTTGCCTGATATTACCCCAGTTTCAACAAACAAATCAGTTGATATTGGTGGCATTAATGTTAATGTTGATAAGGTTATCACAGACAATCCAGAAGACTTTACACGACAGCTTACTAACGAACTGGCAGGAAACTCAAAGATACAGAAAATCCTTGGAGAGATTAATTCTAATCAGCTCTTAGGTCGAAATTCATTATCCACTCGTAGATACATGAAATAATATTATGGACGCATTGGTGTCATAGCCAGTGCGTCTATTTTAATTGGAGGAATATAATGTCAAATAAATTGATTAAAAATAAAAACTTTACAAGTAAAGAGCTTGAATATTATAAAAATCACTGTGCCTTACTTGAGAAGGAACTAGAGGAAGAAAGAAAAAAAAGAACACAACTTGAAATCACTCTTTCATGTGGTTCTGAACCCAGTAATCATGCGGTTTCCGAGCTTAAAAATTTAATAAAATCATATAAAATTGCAAAAGAGACAGAAGAAAAGCTTTGTAATGAGCTATTGGCTAAAAATAAGAAAATGGATGAAAATTTGGCTGAATTTGATAAAATAAAGCCTTTATATATAAAGAAATGTGAAAGAGAATATGATGATATTCTCAAAGAATACACAAAAATGATTAAAATTATTGGTTAAAAATAATATTCAGAAAGGATGGTGAACAATGAAGATACAAAAAGTTCAAGTAACGGGTGCAAAAGGTAGTACCGTTGATTGTGGCTATTTCTCTAATGCTTTATATGATACATACTTACAACTCACCACTACTGCTGAAATAGGTAAACAATATAATATACATGGATATATTAAGTCAAATAGATCAGGAACAATCAGATGTCAAGATATGACTGCAAATGTTACTACTTCTTGGCAAGAAATTAAAATGATTATAATTCCAACAAGTAATATTTTGGAATTATATTTTTACCCTGGTGAATTTTATTTATATAATTGGAAAATGGAAGCAGGGACTATATCTTCTGCATGGACTCCTTCCCCACTTGATGTTAAATATGATTTGATTGAAATAGGAACAATTGTAACTCAATTATCTAATAGTATATCAAGTAAAGTATGGCAGAATGATATTAATACTGCTACAGGTGTTTTGAATACTAAGATTACAGAAGTTAAACAGAATGCTGATAAAGTCTCATGGTTAGTTAAGTCAGGATCTTCTGAATCCGATATGGTTCTTACTGATACTACATATACATTAATTTCAAAAAATATTAATCTTAAAGGTAATGCTATTTTTACAAGTTTTCTTAATGAAGATCAAACTGCGATTAACGGTGGAAAAATTGCAACTAATAGTATTACTGCTTCACAATTATCTACTGATTCTATCAAATCAAGAAATTATATTGAAAATACTTCAGGTTCATTTCTAAATCTTGCCGATGGCAGTTTTGACAGTAAATATTTAAAATGGGATTCAACAGGTGTTATTACTGCAACAAATGTGAATATAACAAATGGAAAAATTCAAACTTCTGGTACAGCCAAAGGTAATGACGGAATAATATATTTAATGCAAAATATTATTTCAGGAGGTCAAATCGTCATAAAAAATTTGACCGATAATAATTCTAAACTAACTATTCAAGGGCATGGAATGTGGTTATGTAATTCATTAGGAAATAATATATTACAAGTAGGTAGAAGCAAAGAAAACGGTGGTTATATAGAATTATGTAGTGGTAAAGATAATAACGAAGCAGTTATTCAAATGGGAACTAATAGACAAACAACTGACGATGGAACTATTGATTATAAAGGATATATTAATATTCCTAATTGTGTATATTTAGGAAGAAATAACTCATTTGATACTCCTAGTTGGTTTAATAATACAGTATATGTTAATGATAATTCCAATTTACAAATATGGCATAATAGCAGAAAAAAATATGGAAATCCAGTTACATATATGAATAATCCTATTTCTATTGATTGGGATGGAAGTGTATTGAGGATTTATGTAGATAATGTAAATGTAGCTTCGTGGATAACAGCCGAGCAGAGATGGGAGTAAAAAATAGAAAGGAGAACTTATGTATATAAAATACAATAACAATAATAGAATTTTAATTAAAATAGATAGTTATAAAATTATCAATCCATATATTTTTAGAATATACGGAGATATATCTACTTTAAAAAATCAAACTGGTTTTTCTATATATTATGAAGGTGATAATGTTCCTACCCAAAAATGTTCTGAATATAAATATATATATGATATAGGCGAAAATTATATAGATTACACAAATCAAAATATTATTTACTATATTTATTATATAACAAATAAGGATAACTATGTCACAGGAACAGAAATAACTGAAAAAAAAGATGACAACAGAGTATTATGTATTTCAGGCTCAGGTAAGAAATATGAATATTATAATGATACTAATGTTTATGTAGATGACAATGGTTGTTATAATTTTAAAATCATATCCGATAAAATAGAAAATGTATCTAAAGAAGAAAAGGAAATGATTTTAAAGCAGAAAGAAATTGATAAATTAATTCAAGCTAAAAATGTTAAAATATCTGAATTAACAGAAACTTGTCAAAATATAATTCTTAACGGCGTTTATTATAATGGAAAACATTATGCATACAATTATTCTGATCAGAATAATATTTCAAACCTCGTACAGATGGCTAAAACAACAGGTATGGATGTACCTTATCATGCGGATGGAGAACTTTGTCACCTATACTCTCCTGCTGATATTTATGCTATTTATATTACAGAGGAAATGAATGTAACTCAAAATACAACATATCTTAATCAGCTTAAGGCTTATGTTAATACACTTAAAGATATTGATAGTGTCAATAATATTGCATATGGTCAGGAACTTACGGGTGAATATCTCAAGAATCTTAATAATATTATGGAACATTCGCAGAAAATTATAGAGGTGTTAAATGCAAAAACGTTTAAGATTACTCAGTAAGCATCTATTTTTGTTTTTAGTTGGTGCAAGTCTTTATATTTTTATTGAGGTAATATATAGAGGATTTTCTCATTGGACTATGGGTGTTTTAGGTGGAATATCATTTATATCTATTGGACTTATTAATGAAATATTGAGTTGGGACACACCAATATGGATTCAATGTCTAATTGGAGGATGTTTAATAACATTCTATGAATTTATCACAGGTGTAATATTGAATCTTTGGTTACATTTGGGCATATGGGATTATTCTCATATGCCTTTTAATATATTAGGTCAAATATGTTTACCATTTACATTAATTTGGTGTGTATTATCATTAGTGGGAATTATATTAGACGATTATTTAAGATATTGGTTTTTTAATGAAGAAAAACCAAGATATAAATTATATTAATCAACAATTTGAATAGTAATGGCATGTTGAGAATAATGTTTTTAAGTCATTATGTTGATTTTTCAAAAACAAATTTCGCAACATTAGTATCAGACTGGGATAATAAATTCGGTGATATTTACATGATTATATTTGGTAATAATAATTATACTAAAACCGATTTAATTAACGCCGCAGGAACATGCTTTTTCATTAAGACATGGCTTACAAACAATGTACCAGTCATTACATTTTCAACTGATTCTAGTGAAGTAAAAATTGCCAAAGTCAATAATTTATGATAATAGAAATTTTAAATTTTTATCAAATTGTTGGTAAATAAAACTGCCACCACTATTCTACTTTGTACCATTCCACTAAATTTAATAATCGCAGAATTTTTTCGATAGTACTAAAAACATTTTCATATATTTG